GCTGCGTAGTTTGGTTTTTTGGCAGATGGTGAAATGCTTTGCACCATGGTGAACAGCCATTCAGCGCAGCGTAGGTCTTCTGAGTTACCCCACTTCGTGCCGCTCTGAATTGCCGCTTCAGGTCTCATGACAGGCGGTTTCTTTCCGGGCTTGTCAGAGGATTCGTCAGAATTCTCGGACGTAGAGTTATTTATATTCTTGTTATTACCTTCTTGTTCATGATGTGCGGGGAATTGTGCGGCCTTATGTGCGGCATACCCATCTGAACCCGCGCCGTAACTGGCTTCATCATGTGCGCCTGTATGTGCGGCTTTATGTGTGGGTAAATCGTCCATTTTTTGAGCATATTCGACGTAGTTCGTGATGGTGATCACCCTGCCTTTTCGCTTCTCTCCCTCGATGGAAATCATCCCTTCGCGGACGAAAACGGACAACATTCTCTCCACTGCGTCGCGGCTTGTCGGGTTGCCCTGACGGTCACACAACTGAAGGCCAAGATCTGCAGCAGTGACGACCAGTTGACCGGGTTGCAGAGGCCATTGCTTGCCCTTGAAGAATGCCGTGTATGGCTGTCTGGCTGCGTCAATGAGCAGGTTCTCCCACAGCGCGCGCAGAAATACATCCTTTGCCCAGGACTTCTTCTTGATGCTCCGGTACAACGGGACGTAACCAGACTTCTGGTTCTCCATCCTGTTGCTCCTTGCGGCTGAGTGCGCCGCGAAATTTGCGTAAGCGACGTTAGACACAGTTAAACCTCCTGCGCCTGGCGTTTTGGATTAGCGTTTGTCATAATGACCCCGCAATTGACTGACGTTTGTTGCACCTGAAAGTCGGTTCTGTTCGCGCAGACCGGCTTTCGCCATTTCTGTAGTTCTCACATGACCCCCAGCATCGACGTAACCATCGTCATCAGCGGCCCTACTTGCTCCGGCATGAGGCGGAAAAGCGACGCTATACCCTCGCTCACCTCTTTCAGCTTCTGATGCTCTGGAGCGTCCAGCAGCACTGCCTGCTTAGCTTCTGCACACTCTTTCATCGCAGAGGCGATCAGCGACATCGTGTCGTTCTGCGGCGCCAGGCGGTTGCGGTACTCCAGCGGCAGGACCGACATGATTGCCGGCGCCAGCTGGCGGATGTTGTTGGCGGCGTATTCGGTATCGCCGTCGATCCAGCGGAACACCTTCTGCATCTGGCGGTGCGAGTCAGTCGGGATATCCAGCCCGGTGCCGCCGGTAGCCCGCCACTCTTCCACAATCAGCGCTGCGACAAATTCACGGCTGCGGCAATCAGCTGCCCAGGCGCGAACAGCTGCGCGAATCCCATCGATGTTTAACGCCGAGGAATCAGGCTCCCGGCGATTCTGGTAAATCATCGCCGTTGGCGAAAATTTGTTACCTTGTTGATACGCAAGTGAATGCATTGCTTTCCCTTTCGTTGTTGTGGCCGCCGTTAAGCGGCTTTAGGTTTACTGATTTCAAGGATTTGGTTCTCGGTAAACTGACCACCAGATGCAGCTGCGATTTTGGACGCATAACCTGTTTCGCCGGTGTATTCGGTACGCGGCAGGCAACCGCTGTTGATCCACTTGTAGATAGCGCGGGGAGTACGCCCGCAAGCCTTTGCCACCACCGGTACACGGATTTGCTTGATGATGTCGCCAAGGTTCTTAGGTTGCATTTGTTAACCCTCAAATTGAACTGTAAGTACATATTATGTCGGAACTGATAGTTCACGCAAGTGATATTATGATTGAACCTATGGTTCAAGAAGAAAAAGCGCGTACAGAGTTTTCCCAACGGCTAGCGCTGGCCTGTGATAAAGCTGGTTTACCTGCTCATGGACGTCAGGCTGAAATAGCCAAACGAATGAAGCTCACGCCTAAAGCGGTAAGCAAGTGGTTCAATGGGGAGGCTATTCCACGACGTGGGAAGCTGCAGGAGTTGGCGGCTATAATTGGCACGTCCTCGTCTTTCCTGTTGGGCGATAGCGCTGCTGATGGCATATCTGAAGGGCATATGGCGATGAGGGATGATTCTTTCCGTGTAGACGTTTTTGACATTCAGGCTAGTGCTGGGCAGGGAGTTCTCGTGCGAGATGAATTCATTGAAACCATCAGATCCATTGAGTATTCAACCGAAGAGGCTCGCGCCGTCTTTGGTGGGCGCCCAGCTGACCATATAAAAATGATTGCCGTTAATGGCGATTCGATGTCTGGCACGTTCGAGCCGCGAGACCAGATCTTCGTCGACGTCAGTATCGACTGCTTTGACGGTGACGGCATATACATTTTCGTTCTGGATAATGATCTCTACATAAAGCGGCTTCAAAAGCAGCACAAAAAATTAGCTGTGATTTCAGACAATAAAAAATATGAAACCTGGTACATCGAAGATGGTGATTTAACATCTCTTCGTATCTGCGCAAAGGTGCTTGTAAGCCAGTCTAGGGCATACAGATTTCATAGCTGAGGAAGTTAAGCATGGAAGCAAAAAGGATTACTGATCTGAGTAATGGTGGTGCTTTATATGAGCTCGGTGATCACATTATCTCATGCCGATTGAGCCAGGATAGGCGCTGGCAGCTAGGTGCTTTCAAACGTGATGAAAACAAACTCAGAGATGACACTCTGGCGGTTTTGAAGAATGAAAAATTCATGTTTATGGTTAAGCTCGGCGGACAACTTTCTCCCAATCCTCAATGCATAGCTGTTAACGGGCGATTTTTATTTTCTGTCCATACCGGCAAAGACAACAACATGGCTGCAGCCATAGCCATGGATAACACCGGGAAAGAGTTATTCAAGATAGAAACTTCCACTCACCTCATCAGTTCGGCCATATCTGAATTTGGCCGCTACATCGCCCTATCGTTTGCCGGTAGCAAAAACAAAGATGATTTTTACGCGCACCGGCTTGAGGTCATAAACATTGATACCGGAGAGGTGTTGATGTCCGTTATCAAAACAGACTTCCTTCGATACGCTGAACTTTCAGTTGTTGAGCCAGACGGCGGACTTTTCGCAACTTTCAATGGTCGCACAAGACTTGTAGATGTGACGAACCTCTAAAATATCCAATCCGCACCCTCCTCCAGATATTCCCCACAAAAAAATCTAAAAATTATTTCTCTTTAAAGTTCATAAACATACTTGCATATGAACTTTCCATTCACTTTAAATGTACTTTTGGTACTTTACATGAATGAACTATTGGTACATTATCAACCCATCGAAACGAAACATCGACAGCTGAGCGAAGTTAGCCAGCGGCGAAGTGGAGATTCGGTCAGTCGAACGGCGCGACAGTAAACCATGCGTCGGACGCCCGGCGGGCTCAGGGAGAGCGGCAATGGTGCGTAACTGGAATGTTTTGGGGTGTGGTGAAGGCTGCTATTAGCACGCGGCAAACGCTCTACCTGTGCGACAGGCACTACACCACCAAAGCATTTCTCCCGCATCAGCGGGTAACGACAGAGGGTAAGGCGATGGATATTAAAGATTTACTTAAAGAAATCGATGTCCTGGAATCAAACATAAGAAGCACAGATAACCTATTGGAAGTAACCGGTCTGCACGGGCTTGATTTGATTGTTGTGGCAGCTAACAACACCTCATACAGGGGCATTGCAGATCAAGAATCCCTGATAGAGGCGCTCAAATCGAAAAGAAATGAGATGCACGAGAGACTGGTGAAGCTCATCGATGCGGTCGGTGTGGTTGAAAAAGTTATTGATGGACTGGTCGCTTAGGCGGCCTTTTTTACACCCTTAAAGGGTGAATACAGAGGGTAAGGCGATGGAGTTTAAGAAAGGAGATGTTGTTACGTGGTCAAGCCAGGCCGCCGGCAGCTGGAAGACGAAAACTGGAGTGATTACGGAAGTGTGGGAATACAAAAAACAAACGCGTTACACCGTAAAAGTTGATCCGAAGGAAGGGTCGACGGCGAAACCGAAGTTTTACTACCCACGCACATCAGCACTACAGAAGGTGTCATGACCCGCTCCGGCGGGTTTTTTATCGGCCATACATAGGCAGATTTTCGAGTCTGCCCATTTATGACAACCGGCGGCCATCCACCGCCCATTAGCGCAGAAGTCTTGTATTAACCGTTCCGTTCGCCGCGATAAGGCCAAGAGGATTTATGAGCAACAAAACTGGCGGTCCAGCTTTCCCGGAATTAGGCAATGTTGGTTACAACTCAGACTGGCAATGTGAATCTGGCATGACGCTCCGTGACTACTTCGCAGCCAAGGCTATGCAGGCAATGATAGCAGCGCATGAGCCGCAGGGAGCTATTCCTGGTTGGGCATACGAAATGGCCGACGAGATGCTCCGCGCCCGGGAGGCATCATGACAGTCACCCACAACGGCAAACAGTACACCGCCAAAAAGCTCAACGATAACGAGTGGCAGCTGACGTCGGTATCGGCACCGCGTGAAAAGCTGGTGCTTAACCGCGGGCAGATGCATATCGCTGGCCTCCTGAAACAGGTTGAGGTGAAGGTATGATCAACCACTACGGCACAACCCCGCTCATTCGCCAGTGCGTCACGCCCGGCATGATGGCAATGCATGAAGGCCGCACCTATCGCGTCTCAGCGGTCATTCAGGAGCGCAAATGGGTATACCTGCACACCGATGCAGAAATCATCCGCCTAAGTGACTGCGTGATTGACGTCCTTCTGGACGGTCACGGCAACCCTATCCAGCACTAACCACACTATTCAACCGATCGGCCTGGCATTACGCGGGCGGGATCTGCACATCCAAATTTCAGGAGAAACCATGAGCGAAGTTACGGACTTAACTGTCATCGAAATCAAGCCGGAGCAGGCGCCAGCGCTTTACGTAGCTGGCGGCCTTGATGCTTATCTCGAACAGATCCGCCAGGCAGTAAACGAAGTGCCGGACCTGTCCACGAAGAAAGGCCGTGACCGTGTCGCCTCTCTGGCGGCGCAGGTGTCCCGCAGCAAGACGGCAATCGAAAAGCCAGGCCGTGAGTACCTGAAGCGCCTGAAAGAGGCTGTTCGACCGGCTGAGGCCGAAATTAAGCGATTCGTTGATGCCTGCGACGACCTGCGCGACGCGACCCGCCGCCCACTCACCGAATGGGAAGCCGAGCAGGAGCGTATTAAGGCTGAAGAAGCCATGAACGCCATGCACGAAGAAGCGCTGGTGATGAACAAGATGTTCGATGACCAGCTCGCCGCGCAGATCGAAGCAGACCACGAAATGGCTCTGCTGATGAATGAAAAGTTTGACCGTGACCGCGAAGAGCAGCGCCGTCAGGCGGAACAGGCTCAGCGTGAACGAGATGAGCGGCTGAAACAGGAAGCGGCAGAACAAGCCCGACGCGATGCCGAAGCGAAACACAAAGCTGAGATTGAAGCCGCAGCGCGCCGTGAAGCTGAAGAGAAAGCTCGCGCTGAGCTGGCGGAACGCCAGCGCATCGAAGCGGAACAGCGGGCGGCGCGTGAAAAGCAAGAAGCGGAAGCACGGGCGGAACGGGAAAAAGCCGCGGCAGTGGAAGCTGAGCGCCTCAAGGCAAGGCAGGCAGAAGAAGCCCGCCTGGATGAGCAGAAGCGCATCGCCGACGAGCAGGCAAAGCGCGAAGCTGATGTGAAACACCGCAAGACGGTCGGCACCAACATCGTTAACGCGCTCACCAGCAATACCAGCTTAACCCGCGAACAGGCTATCGAAGTGCTCACCGCTCTGAAAGATGACCTGATCCCCTGCGCGAAAATCCATTACTGAGGCAACCATGAACGCATACCTCACTTACGACCGCATCGAAGAACGGCGCTGGGCTGAGCAGCAGCTCACCGACGAGAAAGAGAAGTGGATCGGTGACCGGGCTCGGGAAATCATCGACATGATGCCGAAAGAGCCGTCCGGCCTCTTCCACTTCTCAGTCCCGATTGACTCCAGCCCATATGAAGGACTGCGCAGCGATGACGCTGGCAAGGCCTACAACGATTTCATTTCGGCAGTTGCTTACGCCCAGGCGGAATACGACTGGGAACACCGTACCGGCTGCCCGTTTTAATTTTTGAGGGGATTAACGATGGCAAAAGAATTAACAATCACAGCGACGTCGCTTCAGGAGATAGGCGTCGACGTCTCCACCTGGAGCGCGCTGAAGAACAGCATCTATCCTGGCGCCAAAGACGAATCGGTAATGATGGCGCTTGACTACTGCCGAGCCCGCCAGCTGGATCCGTTGCTCAAACCAGTCCACCTCGTTCCGATGTACGTCAAAGACTCGAAAACAGGTAAAGGTGACTGGCGCGACGTGGTCATGCCGGGCATCGGGCTTTACCGCATTCAGGCAGACCGTTCTGGCGATTATGCCGGGGCCCGGGAGCCTGAGTTCGGCCCCGATGTAACTCAGACGCTTACTGGTGTCGAGGTGACCTTCCCTCAGTGGTGCAAATACACCGTCTACAAGCGCATGCCCAGCGGCGAGATCGTCGAGTTCAGCGCTAAAGAATACTGGATTGAAAACTACGCCACCGGCGGCCGCGACACTACGGCGCCGAACGCGATGTGGAAAAAGCGCCCTTACGGCCAGCTGGCGAAATGCGCAGAAGCCCAGGCGTTGCGTAAGGCATGGCCTGAGATTGGACAGCAGCCTACCGCCGAAGAAATGGAGGGCAAATCACTGGACGTAGATATCCGTGACGTCACGCCGCGCAGCACCACTGAAGCGCTTCCACCAGCAGCAAGCGAAGAAACGCTGCAGGCGATAACCGATCTCTTAACATCGCTGAATAAAGACTGGGAGCAAGACTTCCTCCCGGTGTGCAGCGACATCTTCAAACGGCCAATTCTTGAGGCGTCAGACCTCACTGAAGAAGAGGCACAGAAAGGGTTCAACTTCCTTCAGAAAAAAGCTAAGGCGGCAGCATGACACCATCCCTGCTTTCACTGTTGCGAAGCGGAAAGCACAGCATTCGCGACATGGCAAAGATTTTAGGCATTTCAAGGTCTCGCGTTTCATGGTTCATCGCCGAGCTTGAGCGGCGTAAATGGATAGAAGTCACCAGGTGCGCAATATGGTTTCACGATGGCACCCGTTCAAATAAGCAGAACGTATACAGGGTAAAACTATGACACCGGAAATTATCCAAGCTCGGACCGGCATTGACGTAACCACTATCCAACAGGGCGATGAGGCGTGGCACCGGCTGCGCCTCGGTGTCATTACTGCCTCAGAAGTACACAACGTCATATCCAAGCCAAGATCGGGGAAGAAGTGGACAGATATGAAAATGTCCTACCTCCACACGCTGCTCGCCGAGGTATGCACAGGCGTGGCGCCAGAGGTTAACGCTAAGGCGCTGGCCTGGGGTAAGCAGTACGAGGAAGACGCCCGCACCCTTTTCGAGTTCACAACTGATGTGAAAGTCACGGAGTCTCCGATCTTGTTCCGTGACGAGAGCATGCGCACTGCGTGCTCCCCTGACGGCCTTTGTAGTAACGATTTCGGCCTCGAATTGAAATGCCCGTTCACCTCCCGCGACTTCATGAAATTCCGCCTTGGCGGTTTCGAAGCCATCAAGTCTGCGTACATGGCCCAGGTGCAGTACAGCATGTGGGTGACCGGAAAAGACGCCTGGTTCTTTGCCAACTACGACCCGCGCATGAAACGCGAAGGCATTCACCACGTCGTCGTTGAGCGGGATCCTCAGTACATGTCCGATTTCAACGAAATGGTGCCGGATTTCATCGAGAAGATGGACGAGGCGCTGGCGGAAATCGGCTTCACGTTCGGGGAACAGTGGAAATGAAACGCACACCCTTCTATCGCCGGCCCGGGCGAACCGGGCAATTCTCTGGCCTCCGTGAGCGCGTTATCTGGATGATTCAGACGCGCGGCCGCCCGGTAACCGGCAGCGAAATCGCTGAGAAGTTTGGCGTATCGCTCATTGAGTTCAACCGGGTAGCCAACGGCATTACCCGCGGCACCGGACAGATAGCGCAGATAGTTGAGTCGGAGAAATGGCTCAACGAAGACGGTATCTGCGACAGGACATTCGACCTCGTCACGAAGCCGAAGGTTGTAACACCACAGGGTAAATCGCGGCTGTTCACCCGGCGCGCCATAGAGCAATCGCAGGAAGGCAGACGGCAGGAATGCATAGCGCGGGCCGCCCGCCGTCGCCGCCTGATTGCTCAGGGCCTCTACATCGACGAAATGGAGTCCATCCTATGACTCACGCTCACGACTACATCAGGGTTGGCACAGTGTGCCTCCCCTTCATTGGTAACGGCTGGCTAATGCCATGGGGTGAAGTGGTCAGCAATCCATTAAAGGCGCAGCGGCTAGCTGAGGAATATCGGGAAAGGTAGGAGGCGGCATGAGCAAAGTAGGCGATTATTTCTTCGAGTTTCCGGCGTCGCGCGGCACGCAGGGTGGCACGGTGACTTACATGATCACAGCCCCTGCCCGGGCGCTTACACGCATTCTTGCGTCTGATAATCACGGCAGCACACTCGAGCGATCGCAACGAGAAATCAATCAGGCTCGGGTGAAGAAGTTCTACCAGTACCTCGTCAATGCATACCAAAATAAAGAGCCCTTCATCATCCCGCCGCTGGTAGGCAACTGCGACGCGGATATTGAGTTTGAAGAGTTCGGCAATACGAATGTGGGCGTCGCACGCTTCCCTATGGATGCAGTGATCAAGCTGTTCGACGGCCAGCACCGCGCCGCCGGGTTAGCTGAGTTCTGCCGGACTTACGGAGAGCCAATCAGCATCCCGCTGATGCTGACGCATAACCTGCCGCTGAAGGCGCGCCAGCAGTTCTTCTCCGATATCAATAACAACGTCTCGAAACCTTCCGCTGCGATCAACATGGCCTATGACGGGCGTAATGATGTTGCCCAGGGGATGGTGACGTTCCTGTCTCAGCACGACACCTTCGCAGAGGTGACAGACTTCGAGCACAACGTCGTTCCGGCGAAAAGTAAGCTGTGGGTGAGCTTCAAGGCGCTTAGCGACGCGACGGCCAAGTTTGCCAACGCGGGCAGTAAGCCGCTGGAAATGGGCGACATCGAATCTATCTGGGAGGCCTGGTTGGCCCTGACGCAGATCGAGGCGATTCGCCACGGAACCAGCCAGGCAGACTACAAGCGCGACTACATTCAGTTCCACGCAGTGATGATTAACGCCTTCGGCTATGCCGTTCAGCGGCTGATGGCTGACCACTCAATCGTAGATATCGTCCAGATGATTGAGGAACTGGCGAGCAGTGCGGGCTCCTCTGAGATGGAAGACTTCTTCCTGATTTCGCGATGGGGTGGCGTCTGTGTGAATGCCGAAAAAGACCGTCCAACGATCATTGCCTCCGTTCCGGCGCAGAAATCGGCTGCTGAGCGGCTCGTCAAAGTTATCCTGGCGAAAAGCCTTGAGGAATAGTTATGACAATGCAGATGCACTCAATGCCCTGGCCTGAATCTCAGGCCATTTTTTTGTCCAAAACTTATCTGTACATGGATATGGATGAACTGTGCGCAACGTTACAGCGCACCAAAGCATCTATCCAGATGAAAGCCAGCAGCATGGGTCTTTACCGCTGCGGGAAATTAACCATCGACGATCTGCAGCTGATTGAAGCCCTGCTTGATGCCGGCCTTGAGCATGCGGTTATCGCCAGAAAGTTCGAACTCTCCGAGCCTCAGCTAATGAGGGTTCTGGAAACGGGAGCCTTTCATTGCGATATCTGCGGCACGTTCTCCGCGTCTATGCGTTCCTCTTACTGGAAATTCGACGGAGAGCCGCAAAGGACTTATAGCTGCTGTCCGGCGTGTTGCCGCGCGATGGTTGAAAGCTTTAACGCAGGAAACGACGGTCCGTTGCTGGCACGCAGACGGGAGGCGGCATGACTGATTACACCGGCAGCAACACGCCAGCGGATCAGCGAGACCTATGGCGCACTCCACCAGCGCTGTTCGCTTCCCTTGATGCTGAGTTCTGCTTCCAGCTGGATGCCGCAGCAGCGCCGCATAACGCGCTGTGCCGGAAGTTCATCACTGCCGAGCAGAACACGCTGGAAACGCCCTGGGCTGATTACCTGAGCATTCCCGGCTACGTCTGGCTGAACCCGCCATACAGCGATATCACACCGTTCGTTAAAAAGGCTGCAGCCGAGAGCGCCAATCAGATCGGCACGGTGATGCTGGTACCAGCAGACACTTCGGTTGGCTGGTTTAAGGAGGCTATCCAGACCGCCAGCGAGGTTCGCCTCATCACCGCCGGGCGGCTGGCATTTATCAACCCGGTCACCGGCAAGCCAGTATCGGGAAATAACAAAGGTTCGATGCTTATCATCTGGCGACCGTACCCGCGTACACACTGCCACTTCGCAACTGTGGACCGGGACGAGCTTATGGCTTTCGGAGCGAAACTTCTCGCCCGCAGGGAGGCCGCATGACGCCAGAAACAGACAACGCCAGTATCAAGGCACTAATAACCAGGTCGCTATCGCGGCCTTTTTTATTGCTGGCGTTCACCTTCAACCGTATTAACCGACAGTTCCTGGAGCATTGAAAATGGCCGATATCATCGATACCGCAGCAGAGATTGAAGAGCTTCAGCGTAACGCTGCCCTTTCCGCTCACCGAGTAAACCGTAACGCCGTATCAGCTGAGCATTGTGAAGAATGCGACGAACCAATTCCAAAGCCTCGGCGCGCTGCCGTTCCCGGCTGTCAGACGTGTGCGGATTGCCAATCTGTTATCGAGCTGAAGAATAAGCAGAGAGGGATTTAATTCATTTACATGCTTTTGCATATAGCTCGTTGAAGGTTTTAAGCTGAGAACGAAACTCATCGACCAAAAAACCATCATCCGTTGCGTAAGCTATCGGTCGTCGTGAATACTTGAAGCCCAGAACTAAATGATATGGTTCGGCAGCAATAAAACGCGCGCCTATTTTTCGACCAAGTTGTGTCTGACCGGATATGATGCCGCAAACATATGGATGCCCTTCAGAGCTATGCGATGACATTTCTGTGAAAGTTACTGGCTTAGATGTATCTAAGTCACTGTCACAAAAACCAATCATCATTTTCCTTGCTTGCTCATCTTCAGGATTTTTGGCTAGTTGTTGTTTGAACACATCGCAGCCATCAGGATTCCCTGCCCCGCGCTTGAAGAATTCAATAACTGCAGGTTTTACATCTTCAAAATTGTATTGTTCTTGAGCATGACTACATTGGGCCAATGCTAAGAGCACAAGCAGCAGAAAATGCTTTGTTTTCATGGATGTCGTTCCCTCAAATGTAACTCCTAACATATCGGCAGATATTGGATTTACCCAACTAATTTTCTCAAAATTTTCATGCCCCGCTTCGTCGGGGCTTTTATTTACCAGATACCGAAAACTAACTGCTGCCAGCGCGCAGCATGAGGAGGGAGCGTGAAACCTTACGAATCGAAGAAATCACAGTTCACCAGAAACCTGATCCGGCGGCGCCACGCTGAATGGTCAGAAAAGACATTCGGCAATGTCGGGCCCATCGGACCGCTTAAGCACCTTTCGAAAGAAGCGCTGGAAGCTGCCGCCGATCCTGGCGACCTCAGTGAATGGGCTGATATGCAGTTCCTGCTGTGGGACGCGCAGCGTCGCGCCGGTATCACCGATGAGCAAATCACCGCGGCGCTGGAAGAAAAGCTAAAGGTGAATATGGCTCGTCAGTGGCCGAAACCGAAAGACGGCGAACCGCGCCTTCACATCAAATCATGACGCAACTGATAGCCAGTTATGAGCTGGCTATTGGGTGCGAAAGCACTGCAACGTCATCCCTTTTGCCCTCCACTGTGAGGGCATTCTTTTTGGGAGTTCACCATGCAATCAACCCCCATGAACTGGCTCATCGCCGCACTTATGGCGCTGGGCGCTCTCATCTCATTTCTTCACGAACCGGAAGGTGTGCAATGGCTGCTTTTAATGTGGGCGCATTAGTCCAGAAGAAGACCGGCGGTCTCAGAGGAAGAATAGAAAGCCTGCTGGAACCAGAAAACGATAAGCCGCGGGTTTATGTCGATTGGGATGGCGGCACTTATCAGATCCATTACGAATACGAATTGCGCGCGGCCACTCCAGACCAGCCGCAGTTTTATAAAACGATGTCATAGGAGCGACCATGAGCGAAATTATTCAAATCGTGCCCAGTGACTGGGTGACAGAAGACCTGCTTGTGAAGATGACAGGGCTACGCCCGGGAACGATAGCGCGGGCCCGTAAAAAAAGCTGGCTCTGCGGCAGGGAGTACGTCCACATGTCGCCGGACAGTGTCCCAAAGGAAAACAGCGAGTGCTTGTATAACCACAAAGCGATCGACCAGTGGGTTGAGAGCCTCAAAAAGAAACAGCCGGGTGCGCGCCAATGAAGATCCGTTTATGCTTAGCGGGCTCTTGGACGTCAGGAGGGAATAATGGCTAAGTCAGCATACCCAACAGGCGTGGAGAACCACGGCGGAACTCTCCGCATATGGTTCATCTATAAAGGCAGCCGGGTGCGTGAAAGCCTCGGCGTGCCGGATACACCAAAAAACAGAAAGGTCGCTGGCGAGCTTCGCGCGTCGGTGTGCTTTTCGATAAAGACAGGCAACTTCAACTATGCGGCCCAGTTTCCTGACTCGCCGAACCTGAAAAGGTTTGGGGTGGAGAGTAAGGAAATTACCGTGCTGGACCTGGCGAATAAGTGGCTGGAATTGAAGCGTATGGAGATCAGCACCAATGCGATGTCACGCTATTCATCTATAGCGCGCAACATGGTACCAAGGATCGGCGGTGACAGGCTGGTATCTGCGGTGACGCAGGAAGACCTGCTGTTTATCAGGAAAGAATTGCTGACCGGTTATCACACTCTGAAGGCAGGACAGAAAACGCCGGTTAAAGGCCGCTCCGTCAGAACGGTCAACAACTACATGAAGATCATGGGCGGGATGTTTAAGTTTGCCGCTGACAGCGGGTATGTCAGGGGGAACCCGTTCACCGGCATAGCCATGCTTAAGCGGTCACGTTGCGAGCCTGACCCGCTGACGCGCGAGGAGTTTGTCAGGATGATTAACGCCTGCGCCCACCAGCAACTGAAAAACATGTGGTCGCTGGCCGTCTACACCGGTGTGCGCCACGGTGAACTGGTGTCGCTGGCCTGGGAAGATATCGACCTGAAAGCGGGTACGATGATGATCCGCCGGAACCATACGTTAACGAAGGAGTTCACCCTTCCGAAGACGGAGGCCGGAACGGACCGCATCATCAACCTAATTCAGCCGGCGATCGACGTGCTGAAGAGCCAGGCAGAACTTACACGCCTGGGTAAGCAGTATCAGATTGAGGTGAAACTGCGCGAGTTTGGCCGCACCGATGTGCATCCATGCACGTTCGTGTTTAACCCGCAGATCGCATCACGTAATGGCCGTGCCGGGCATCATTACGCAGTGGGGTCAATAAACCAGTCGTGGGAAGCGGCAATGCGACGCGCCGGGATTCGCTATCGCAGAGCATACCAGTCCCGACACACGTATGCATGCTGGTCGTTGGCTGCCGGTGCTAACCCGAACTTCATCGCGAAGCAAATGGGCCACACCGACGCGCAAATGGTTTACCGGGTGTACGGATCCTGGATGGCTGAAAATAACCAGGACCAGGTACTCATCCTCAACCAGAAATTGAGTGAGTTTGCCCCATCCATGCCCCACGCAGTGGGATCGGATGGCTATTAA